GCCCAGCGTGGGCAGAGAACGCAATAGTACACTCTGCCGCTGCCGCCTTTATTACTAAAGACGAAAGGGCTACGCTAATTAAAGTTGTGATCTAAAAACCGGACTAAACCGGAAAAATTTGATCAAACAAATTCAAATACGGCGTAGTCCAGGACTCCTAAGAGTCCCCCCGTCGACCACAGACGGGTAAGATTTTCTTTCCTGCTAGCAAATCTATATAGCTACATTTAATTATTTAAGGAGTTTCTGTCTCCATTGACTTGAACTTACGATGGCGGGTTTGCCTCATAGTACATGCGGGGTAATCCAGTGAAAAAGTACGTCTGGAAATCTTCACCCGCAGCAACATATACATCGAAAGTTGCAGTGTTACTTCCCGCTCCAGTAGAATTGAAATAAGCACGATAATCCCAAGCACCTTCCCATAATTGGATAGATGTGATATCTTGCACTTTTCCTGGTGTGAATCGAAAACTTGAATAATACGGAGTTTCAAATTCTAAGGCACCATTTACCTGATTTGTCGTGAGTGTCATTCCACGATAACCAGGTAAAGGTTTTCTATCTTCAGGAACAGAGTTACCTGTTGCTGGTTCCCAGCCCGTCACAATATTCTTACGACCTGCAACTGCGGAAGCATAAGTGACTTGGGATGCAATGTCAAAACGATACGATGGTGTACTCGGCATCCAAGGTGCTCTCTGGACTTCAACCCTATCACCGCGGTTTTGAATTCCGCGCGGGATAAGTTTGTATCGAATGGAACCACGTCCACCAGAGAAAGCGTTTCTGACCCAGTGCAACAGAACTGTATTACAATAATTATAAGGAGCACCAAGTATTGTGGTGTCCACAGCTCCTGCAACATTTCCTCTTAAATATGGAAAGTTAGGAAATCGGCCAGAAATAACTGTTGGAACAGTGTCACTTTTGGCTATAGTGTTCCACAAAGAATATCTCTTCAACAAGGGTCTAAAAGAAGTGATGGCTTCACCCATGAACACCTTGTTCAAATTAGAATCTTCGGCTGGTGGTAGACCAATAATCGTGGATAGTGCTTGTTGCGGCGCATCAGGTTCATCCGTACCCATCGACTCCGGAACTTGTTCTCCAGACTGCGGTTCTAATATCTCACCACTCTGTGGTTTTAATACAAAGTGTTGAAAGTAATCATCAGGAACTGCTACTTCAAAGTCATCTCCCATGGAAACGAATACATTAACTTCAATGTCATTTGTCACTGTACTATTTGGTGTAGTAAGTTCATTCACAACAATGATTCCAATCACGCCATTTCCAGGTCCTTTTGAAGTGTATCGAGTAGTGCTATACATCTCAGTCACTCCATCTTGTCCGGGTAAAGCATGGTTGAGGAAATTTCTTTCTTGTCCATTACCAATTTCAATCGTGAAGTCTTGTTCTTCAGAAATGTCTACAATCTTGAGATAATTGGTATTGTACTCGGAAAAACCTAGATACGTGTTATTTGCAATAAAATTTGGATCATACACGATCTTAAGTCTTCCTTTGTGAAAAGCAGAACACACAATCTGAAAACGAAATTTCATGGATCCCTTCCAATGCTGAAATGGCAACGCGGCCATTGCACAAGCAGGGAAATGCAAAGAAACAGGAGGACCGACTTCTTCTGCCCAGGTTACAGGATCTAACCGTGCATTCCACAATAAAGTGTCAGGTGCAGTTCCTATATTCCAGGAAAATGAAGTCAAATAAGATTCTCGCTTGGCTATCTCTCGAATATTCATAGGATCTGATGGACCAATGCCCGAAATTCTTGGATCAATGGTCAGTTCCTGTTTGTCATCGACAGTCAACTTTTGTGCATTATCAGGCACATTAGTTAAAGCTAAAGAACTTACTTGCTGAGGTCTAAATGGTTCAGGTGCTTTTGTAATTGCTGGACGACAGTAACCAAATATTTTCGCCATACTTGCAACAGCTCCAGCCCCAATCTCTGTGGCTAAAGCGAAAGGTCCGATATATGGTACTCCTTTCAAGTAAGCAGCGAATTTAGCAACTGAAGTTGCAGGTCCACTAACCATGCCAGTCTTATTAGCTTCTTCAATTTCACCAGATTGAGGAGCCAACGTGTCTTGATCAACGGAAGTCAAGACACTCATCGAAACATCTTCAGCCCAAGCAAAAACAGTAACTGTTACTACATCAGTAGCACCATTAGCATGTTTCAATTGGTTAAGAGTTCGGAAGTAAAGAGTACCCATTTCACTCCATTGTGACTCAACTACCTCAAAATAATTCTGATAGTTAAACATAGGTAACTTCATCTCTCCCCCTGTCGAGACAGTCGGATTTAGAAATATATGTGGTTGCTGTGAAGCTTGTACTAAATCTGAACGGATTAATGCTGCATTAGTGGACAGCGAATCATATCCATCGAAAGGGAGATAAGTCACTAACATGCGGCCATATTGAAAACCATTACCGTTGATGACAACTTTTACCTTCAAATTTGCTTTGAGAAGGTTATAATTGTTCAAACGATTAGATACTCTTGGGTTATCAAAGTACAAACTCCAAGGATCCAAACTAAAGTTCAAATCAGTACTGGTTGACCATTCCTCTTCTGCGATCTTAATTGGTCGCGAAAAGAAATTTGCTAGTGAGGCATCATTTGCGTCCTGCATAGAACGCGTGGAGTCCATAGCTGAATCTACGTCATACATGTAAGGATCGTGCTGATCTGAAAATTGCACGTTCTCATATGTGGCTTCATTACCGACTTTAAAAATGGTATTGTCGGACGTAGTAGCATCTCCGCTCTGACACTCAAGAACCACACACGCTTCATACAAAGTAGGTAAGACAGTACTGGAAGGAATTTCAACGTTATCGAAAATTGACACACGTCTTCCTAACTCCCATCTATGTTTATTCCATAACTTGTCGAAACGATTCGGGTTTATTTTATATTTTCTGAGGTCAGACAAAATTTCAAAAATTGTTGGGTAAGTCAGATACCCACTGTTAAATGTAAAATTTTTAGTAAGCGATATTTACAATCCCTAAGCGTTGCTCAGCGCGAAGGGTGGTGCTGTTTACATGAGCTGACCAAACTCTCCCCTAAATAGGGGTATTCCACGGGGGGAACGTCATACATGTGCAAAGCCTAATTTACATATACAAAAGGGCACGAATATTATACAAAAATTGGTATCCATATACACACAATCAATTTTGCTTTCCCGTAGGGCCCAGACTGACAACTGGGTGAGTAGATTAAAGCTCTACTCCAAGCTTACGAGTTCTTCTT